CCGCCAGGGACGCCGCCTGGGACGCCGCCAGGGACGCCGCCAGGGACGCCGCCAGGGACGCCGTGCAGCCGGTCGTTGACCGCCTGCAGGTGTCGGCGGTCGGCCTCGTCGAGCGAATGATCGCGGTGGAGGTGGCGTCGTGACCTACACAGCCTCGGCTAGAGAACGCATCCAGCACTGTCCGGCTTCTTGTTGCCTCCCGCCTCAGCTCAAGAAGGCAGCACCCGAGGACGTGGACGAGCTGCGCGCGGCCTGGCGCGAGGCACAGAACCGGCTGGCCGGCGTGAAGACGAATGGGGGTGCGGCATGAGGAAGCACTACGTCACGTTCATGTCGCCGGGGACTCTGGTCTCCGAGACGACGACCAAGGCCATCGAGTCGTGGGACGTCGCCGTCGCCGCCAAGATGGCAGCCGACATCGTCGAGCGCCACGGCGCAAAGCCGTACGGGTTCATGTTCTCGACCCGCGTCGAGCACGCGCCCGTCGCCGACGACGAGGGCGGAATGCTGCACGTGGAGGGCCGCGAGGTCGCGCGATCCGGTGTGCACTTCCTGGGTGGCTTCGTCGAGACGTACGACGACATAGAGCGTCGCAACAACAACAGGGAGAGCATCCTGCTCAGCAACATGCGCTGGAACGACCAACCGCTCGTCGTCTCGAACCGCAATTCGTACCTGTCTACGCACTACTTCGAGGCCGCCGACTGCATCGTGATGGGCGGCGCGGTAGAGCACCGCGGCAGCGATGAGCCGTGGGACTCCTACCGCCAGCGGAAGCTCGCCGAGTGGAAGGAGCAGAGTCGATGACCTACACAGCTTCGGCGCGAGAGCGCGTTCAGCACTGCCCGGCCTCGGCCTCCCTCCCACAAATTCACACCACGTCCGAGTGGGCGCAGACTGGCAATGACGGCCACGAGGCGATGTGCGCGTTCGTGTCGCAGCTGCGCGAGGGCATGAGCCTCGATGCCGCGCTGGTCAACGTGCCGGACGAATGGGCGCCGCTGTGCGAGTCGCTGGCGCCGCTGGCGCCGCACCTCCGCCCCGAGCTGGCGCTGGCCATGTCCCTCGAGACCAGCGGGGCGCGCGTCCTGGGTGAGAACCTGAAGCGCCGGTACGACCTGATCGACGGCGAGATCGCCGGCACCGCCGACCTGGCCGGCGTCATCGACGGCGTTGCGATCGTCGTGGACCTCAAGACCGGGTACGGCAAGGTCACGCACCCGGAGCGCAACCCTCAGCTGGCCATGCTGGCGCTGATGGCGGCGCGCGCGTGGGGCTGCGACTCGGCCCGGATCGCGATCATCGTCGGGCGCGAAAGCTCGGAGCCGCGCTGGCAGTGGCACCACCTCGAATGCTGGGACCTCGACGCCATCGCCTCGGAGCTGATCGATGAGGCACGGCAGGTCGCCCACGCGGTCACCGTGGTGCAGTCGGGCGGCGTCCCCAATGTCAACGAGGGCGAGCACTGTCGCTACTGCCCGGCGACGCCCGTCTGCCCCGCGAAGTCCCACCTCATACGCAGGCTCGCCAGCGGCGCCGAGGGGGACGAGCTCGAGCTGCTGATCCCGCTGGATGCACGGACCGCGGGGATCGCGTGGGAGCGGCTCGGCATGGCGCGCGCGATGCTCAATCGCATCGAGGCCGCGTGTCGCGCGTATCTGGAGGAGCACGGCCAGCTCGAGTTGCCCAACGGCAAGCTGCTCAAGCAGGTGACCGTCGATGGCCATGAGCGCCTCGACGGTGACGAGGTGTACAACGTCGCGCTGCAGCTGTGCGGCCCTGCCGTCGCGGATGCATCGGTGCAGCGGACGGCCACCAAGAAGGCGCTGGAGGAGGCGACGCGCGCAGCATTCGGGCGCGGCGGAGCGGCCAAGGCGCGCCATGTCCTCGAGGAGGTGCGCAAGCGCGGCGGCGCGTCGCGCGGCAAAACCACGAAGCTTATCGAGGTAGAGCCGGAGAGGAAGGCACTGCCGTGAGCGACGTCGTGGGAATCGTGCTCGAGGCAGCCCTGGTGCTGCGCGCGCTGGGCCGCCCGCTGTCATGAGCGACAGCATCGATCCCGCCCGGTGGCTGTCCGATGAGCTGGCAAACCGAGACAAGCGCATCGAGGATCTCGAGACGCGCCTCCATACCAGTCGCGAGGCGGAGGTGGAGGAGATCGTCGCAGATGTCGTGGACGGCCGCCTGCGCTTCACTCGCGAAACGGTCTTGGACATCGCCCGTCGCGCCGTCCAGGCCGGGCGCGAACCGCTGCTGAAGCGCATCGAGGAACTGGAGCGGCAGGTGCAGCGCCTTGTGCAGGTCGCACGAGACGTCATCACAGAGCGCGACTCCGCCAAGGCCGAGGGTGCGCGCTCGGCACATGAGGCGTGCGACGCCGTACTCGACCACGAGGAGTCGCTTTTGCCGAGCAAGGAGGACCGAACGGAGTTTGCCGACGGGGAGGCGTCGATGGTGGAGAGGGTCCGCAAGACACTCGAGTTCGTTCGTGGCGGCGGACGGCTACGCCCCCGAGGCGACAAGTGATCGCCTTCCTGCTCGGGTTCGCAGCCGGCGGCCTGTTCTGCCCGCTCGCGATCATCGTCGGCGTCGACCTGGCCGTGGCCCTGGCCGAGCGGCGCGAGCTCGCCCAGGACGAGGCTCGGAGGCGTCGGTGACAACGCGGCCCCGCAAGACCTCCACGTGGGAGCGGCTCTGGCGCTGCTTCCCGGAGGCCAAGAGTGGCCCCTGCGCCGGCTGCAGCGTACGCGCCGAGCTCGGCGGCGTCCGGTCGGTGCGCTGCACGGTCCAGGGCACGGTGGACCGGCACGTGGTGCTCCAGCTCTGCGTCCGCTGCGCCTCCAAGCCGCGCGCGGTCCAGCAGGCGATCAGGCGGTCCGCATGAGCGCGGCGATCCACTGGGTCGTCAAGGCAATGGTCCCTCGCGATGGCGACGGCCTCACCGTGGGACTCAGTAACCCGGACGGGTCGGCCGCGGACTGCGGTCACCAGCACGCCACCGACGAGGAGGCGTTCGCCTGCCCGTGGACGCCGGACCCCTGGCCTGTCGTCTGCGATCTGCACGTGGTCCAGGTGCGCACCGAGACGCCGCCGATCCAGGCCGAGCTGCCCTGGGCGCCGCTGTCCCGCCGCGTGCACGCGAGGCGACCGTGAGCGACCAATCCGACGGCACGCCCACGGAGCAGGCTCTGGATCTGCTCACCATCGCCGTCCTCGACGCGTACAGCGCCATCGAGAGAGCGCTGGACGAGTTGCGCCAGCGGCGGATCGGCAACGCGCGCCAGGTGCTGATCATCCAGATGGAGAAGATCGCGGCGACGCTGTTCTGCCCGATCGCCAAAGCGGCTGGCGTCTCCGACGGGCTTGGGCTGATCGAGGAGACGCTGCCCGCGCAGGCGGAGTTGCCGCTGGAGGCTGCATGACCCTGCTCATCTTCACCGGACTCATCGCCGCCGGCTCGATCGTTGTGCTCGTCGAGGAGGTCGTTGCCTGCGTGCTGGGCTGGCGGCCGTGCCGCTGGCACCGCGTGGCGGAGCCGTTCCCGGTGGCGCGAGCGAGGAGGAGGCGATGACCAAGCTCCTCACCGTCGAGGAGGTCGGCGTCCTGCTGCGCATCTCGCGCCGGGCGGCCTACCGCGTGGTCCGTGAGATGATGCACGCGACGGTCGCTGGCCGGCTCCGCGTGCCAGAGGATGCCGTCGAGCAGTATCTGCAGCAGAGGATGGTGAAGCCATGGGAAAGCTCTACCGGCGCGGCAAGGTCTGGTGGGCGGACTTCCAGGACTCGACGGGCCGGCGCTACCGGCTCAGCCTCCGGACCAGCGACCGGGCCGTCGCCCGCGAACGACTCCGACGACTCGAGCTCGATCCGCCCCATCAAGGTGCGGACGCGCAAGCCTCCCTCGGACCCGCGCTGAGGTACTTCGTGGACGTGGCCTGCGTGAGCAAGGCGGCCGGCACGGTCGAGTCGTACGAGCAGAAGGTGCGCCACCTGGCCCGCGTCATCGGCGCCGACCACGTGCTACCGCTCACCCGGCCGGAGGTGCAGCGCTACATCGCCACGCGCCTCAAGGAGGACGGGGCCAGCCCGGGCTCCGTGCACAAGGAGCTGGTCGTCCTGCGCGGCGCGCTGCGCGAGGCCGGATTCGACGCCGCCGTGGTCCCGAAGTTCTCCGCCCAGTACCAGCCCCGCGAGCGCCACCTCAGCCCGGAGCAGTTCCGAGACGTGCTCGACCGGCTGGCCCCCAAGCGCCGTCTCTGGCTCATGGTCGCCACCTACCTGGGCGGGCGCGACTCCGAGATCAACGGGCATCGGGTCGGCGACGTCGACCTCGAGCACCTGATCTTGCGCAACCGCGGCACCAAGACGAAGGACTCGCGCCGGTCCGTTCCCATCCCCGCGGCGCTGGTCCCCTGGCTGGAGGCGCGCTGTCGAGATGCCGGCCCGGACGAGCCGCTGGTCGAGGAGTGGACCAACCGCCGGCGGGACATCTGCATCGCCTACTGGAAGGCGACCGGCGTCCCGGTCCCGAAGAAGCACCAGTCCACGGCCGGGCTGCCCCGGCTCTCGCCCAACGACCTTCGCCGGACCTTCGCCAGCTGGATGAAGCAGGCCGGCGTCGACTCCCTGGCCGTGGCGCACCTGCTCGGCCACAGCTCCACGCGCATGGTGGAGATGGTCTACGGCCGGCTCACCACCGCCACGTACCGGGCTGCCGTCTCGGTCCTTCCGGAGTGTGACGCCGACGTGACAACACAGGTGCACAAACCAGCTATCTCAGGCATCGGAGGCACAGATCGAATGCAGGTAAGTCCGCCAAATGCAGTGCCCAGGGGCCGGATCGAACGGCCGACACGCGGATTTTCAGTCCTCAAGTCTGACGACACGGAGGACTCTGATCCACCCGTTCTGACAGCGCTCCCGGGGGGTAAGAAGTGATCGCCGGCTCCAAGTGTGACGCCGGCGTGTCGGCGCCGCGCTGGCTCTCGACGTGGGACGTCCTCCGCGGAGGTAGCCGGTGAGCCCGCCGGACGGAGCCGCCGACGCGGAGGAGGGGTACTGCGAGGAGTGCACGGAATGGTACGCGTGGCCTGATCTCACGCCTTGCTCGGACTGCCGCGCCACGCTGTGCGATGACCACGTTGACCAGGGCGACCACGACTGCCCCGGCCCGGAGGCGTCGTGACGAAACCATCGGGCCCCTCCAGCGCCCGGTTCAAGCCCGGCGACATCTGCCGCGTCTGTGGCTGGCGCCGCCGGCGGCCGGGCAACCGGGAATGCCACGAGTGCATCGCGAGGCAGGCCACGGAGGCCGCCCGTGAGGATGCCCGGGGGCGCGAGCGGCGCTCCGGCAAGCCGCTGGGCCGACCGCGCGGGGGCGAGGACGTGTTCAGCAGCCGGCGCGGCGAATGTGCCAGGTGTACGGCCCCGCACGCGCCGGGCGCGGTGCTGTGCGCGGGCCACATCGCAACGCTTAAGGAACTGGCCGCCGAGTGCGGACACAACGGAGAGGTGGACGAATGAGCGATGCGAGGAAGTTCATCAACACGCTGCTCGGCCGGATCCGGGCGGACCACCCCGAGCTGTGCTGCAGCGGGTCGTGGGACGGCGCCGAGGTCCGCGTCGAGCTCACCGGTGCGGACGGCGCCGGAGTCACGCTGCGTCGGTTCTGGGGCGACCTGCACCGCCCCGGGCAGGTGATCCGGTGAGCTTCTGGTCCAAGATCCTGGCGGCGTTTCGCGCGGCGCCTCCCGCCCCGATCGTCACACCGCCAAGGAGCGCTCTCGGGATCGCAGCGGAGCTGACCGCGCGAGGCCAGATCGGACGCGGCGAACAGGGGGGGAACAACGTCGGGCCAGACCTCGACCGGTACCGCCGCAATGGCGGGCCGGGCGGTGCATGGTGCGCGGCGTTCGTCTCGTGGTGCATCGAGGAAGCGTGGATGCAACTGCACCGCAAGGGCGAAACCCAGGCACAGCCCGTGAAGCGCAGCCACGGTGCCAAGAAGCTGTTCGCCAACTGCCTCAAGGTCGGCGTGCGCGTCGATAGGCCGGCACCCGGCGACATCGTGCTGTGGCACCGCGGCGCCGCCGGGGCGCGCACCGGACACATCGGGATCGTGTCTCGCGTGGACGGTGGCGAGTTCTGGAGCATCGAGGGCAACAAGGGCGGCGGGAAGAACAAGGCCGGGGTGTTCATCCCGTCCAAGGTCCGCGAGTTCAACCACGAGATCGGGGAGGCGCTGCTCCTCGGGTTTTGTCGGCTGCCATGACGGAGCGCGGAGAATTGTCCGAGATGCGCGCCCGGATCGCGGAGGTCGAGGCGCGGGTGCAGGCGCTGGAGAACACGCTCGAGGTGCTCGAGAAGCACGTCGAGCGGTTGCGGCGCGCCGGCTGAGGGGCGCATGGGCGGGCCGCCCCGCCGGGGTCACGCTCACGGGAGCGAGGTCGCGGCGGCGCTGTGCGCCGAAGGAGACGCAAGACATGAAACGAACGTGTGTTTTTCTGGTTCTGTTGACCCTGGCCGCGCTGGGCGCGGTCGCATGTGGCGAGGGAGGAGGAGGAGAGAGCGAGGCATTGGAAGGGGTGGACGACGAGGCGATCAGGATCGTGAGCGCCGAACACGCCGACGAGCTGGGTCTGGACCTCGCCGACTATCACGAGTCGGCGAAGCTGGCCGAACAGGCGCGCGCGGCCGGACTGCTCGCTGCCGTCGAGTCGTGTGGCGGGCTGAGCTATACCCGGGTGCACACGTCGAGCGGGTGCACAGGTCCGATCTGTCGGGCGAGCAACGTGCCCACCGAGTGCAATAGTGCGGGCGCGCCGTGCAGCTACTTCTTCGGGCACGTGCCGTGCTTCCAGGGGAGGTTCACTGACCGAGGCGTGCCCATCCACTCATCCGGCGCGGCACCGGATCTCTACTTCAAGACCGGGACCCCAGGTAACCCGACGAGCACGCAGGCGTACTGGGCGATGAGCACCGGCCTCACGCCGAGCCCTGGTGGAGGCGCTCCATCGATCCTGTACCGGGCCAGCGCGCCGCAGAAGGTCGCTCCGCCTCCGTCGATCCCCTCGGCGTGGGGTACCGACGACCTGGAAGCCGGCGCCTGCCCGGCCGGAGCCATCTCGCCAGGCCTGAGCTACATCAAGATGAAGAACGCCAGGTTGACACAGAGCGGTGGGAAGTGGTGGGCGGTGCTGCCCGCCGCCATCGGACCGACCTCGGGCGGCGCCGCCGCGGGCATCGCGCAGGTGTTCACCGGCGCGTGCAGCGGTGGCAAGCGTCCCTACCGAGATATGAGGACGACCGACTACTTCGACCCGTCTCACGGCTGGTTCGGCAACCAGCCGGCCTGGGTGCTCGACCTCGGACCGACCAGCGGCGCCCCGGGCAACGCGTTCGTGCGCCAGCGCCCCGAGACAGTCCCACCCGACTCGGGCGACGATGACGACGGAGGCGACGACGGGTCGAGCTGCACGCCGTATCCGCAACCGTGCACGTCTTCGAGCCAGTGCTGCCCAGGAACCACATGCATGAACACCGTCATGTCGAGCAACCAGTGCTGCGCGTGCCTTCAGGTCGGAAACTTCTGCCAGTCGCCCGCGGCCTGCGCCGCCGCACAGGCCCGCGGCGAGGACGTCATCTGGCCCGGTGATCCGCGTTTCGACGCGTCGATGGCAGAGTAGCTAGTACTCGCAGCTGGCCTGAAGACACTCGGGCGGGACGACGAACACGTTGTCGCAGCTGTCCATCGCTGAGATGGCGGCGAGACACGCGACCTGAGCCTCTTCCAGGATGACATCGTGAGCCATGCGGCAGGCGGTCGCGTATCCCGCGCACGCCATGCCGCAAGGCTTCTCTTCCGTCGAGAGCGCGGCCAACTTGTCGCAAAGCGCGACCTGCTGCTCGGCGCAAGCGGCGTCGACGGGGAGGCCCTCGGGCTCCTCTTCGACCTTGCACCCAAGGACCAGAACCGCACACAGAGCGATAGCTCTCATCCATCCACCCCCTTCACCGATTCGAGGATCGCCGATGTGGAGTCGACAGCGCAAGGGCCCTCACGCGAGGGAGCGCAGTCACCCCTCGACGGCTCTATCGGACCAGCGCGCGCAGCTCGGTGAGCACTTCGTGCATGGTCGCCCTGGCCGACTGCACCGCCATCAGCGCGCGCGCCACGTCCGGGTGTTCGACGGTGACACCGTCAAGCAGGCGCATCGCCACGGTCAGGTCGCGCCGGCTCCGTTCCAGCGCGGCGATCGCCTGCCGGACGGTCATTCGTCAGCCCTCGAGGTGCTGGAGGTCGATCTCCGGCGCGTCTGCCTGGTAGACCACCGAGACGCGCGAGACGCCGTTGACCTCGACCTGGCAGCTGAAGCTCACGACGTGGCCGGCGCGCCATGCGGAGGTGAGCAGCTCGAGCGCGAGGGCCACCGCCTCGCGGCTGCTGAGGATGACCACGCCGGTGCGGCTCATCGCAGGAGCCATGCGGTGAAGGCGACCGACAATGCGAACAGCGCGGCGGACACGTAGACGGCGCGCAGCAGCCGGCGGATCGCGCGCTCGAAGTCGGGCCGGGTGAGCAGCTCCACGCGGGTGGCTCCGGTCTGCCACGGCTGGTCGTCGTGCAGGTCGTCGTGGTCGGGCGGGCGGACGGTGCGCTCGGCGATCCGGATCGTCGGCTCCGGCCGGGTGAGCGCGGGCATGGCGACCGTCTCACGCGGCCCGGTCGAGAAGATGTCCGGCAGGACATGCATCCGCGTCGTGGCCCGATCGTCGTCGTCCGTGCTCATCCCAGCTTGACGACCTTGGTGGCGAGGACGAGCAGCGTCACCAGGAGCCCGGTCCAGAACATGTCCTTGCCGATGGCCTCGGCCTTGCCGCTGGCGAACGCGTAGATCAGCGCGCCGGCGATGCAGACCAGAAACGGAACGATGGCGATCACCATTGGCTACCTCCTGTTCAGTGGCCGATCCAGACGCCGGCCGCGAATGCTCCGATCACGAGGGCGCCGACCCCGGCCCACTTCATGCCCGACCACCAGGTCGACTGCGGGTCCGCCTTGGCCAGCTTGGCGGCGTCCGCCTGGCAGTCGAGCAGGAGCTGGCGGGTCGGCTCGGCCGTCGCCGCCTCGGCCATGATCAGCTCGAGCGTCTCGCGCTTCAGGGTCACGGTTGGCGCCTCAACGGCGGCGGGCGGCGGCTCGGCCCGCGCGGGCGACGCCACGGCCAGGAGCGCGGCCACGAGCAGCGCCCTCATCGGCCGCCCCTCCGCTCCATGTCCTTGCGGATGCGCTCGGCCAGCGCGTCGGCCTCGGCCACGAGCTCGTCGTTGCCCATCGGCCTCGTCCTGGCCAGGTGCGCGTCGCGCATCTCGCGGGCTTGCACGTCGAGCGTCTTCACCCGCTCGGCGGCCGCGGCGCGCTCTGCCCGCTCCGCGCGCGCTAGGGCGCGGTGGAACAGGTAGGCGATGACGCCCCCGATCGCCAGCAGGCCGCCGACGAGGATTGCGGCCGCCTGCCAGGTCATGATCGGCTCGCGCCCAGCTTGACGTCGATGTACTCGCGAAGCTTCGCCTCGGCCTTCTTGTCGAGCTTCATCTCGACGGCGCGATCGCGGGCGAAGTCGAGTGCGAGGTCGAGCTTCTTGTTGGAGCTGAGCTTCTCGCCCGACTCCTTGGCCCAGCGGTGGGCCTTCTCCTCGGCCAGGCTCACGGCCGACTCGCCCAGCGACAGCAGAAGCACCTCGGTGTCGATGCCTGTCTTGACCTTGACCCATCCCGCGGCCTTGCGCGCGACCCAGCCCGCGGCGCCGAGCGCGACGATGACGGCCGCCATCACGAGCCACTGCAGGATCTCGACGCCGGCCGGCGTCTCCGGCTCGACCTGGGCCAGCGCGATGGACGGCACGAGCATCAGGACGAGCAGGATCAGGGCGGTTGCGATTCGGTTCATGTCTCTCTCCTCACTTCACCGCCGGTGGGGCGGCGTCTGTTGCTGCTGCTGCGGCGGCCGGCGTCGCCGGTAGCGGCTTGGCGACCTCGGGGGCCACCGGATCCGGCGGCGGGGCGGTTGGCCTGGCGCGCCGGCCGGCCCGCTGCTCGCGGCGCGCGCGCTGGGCGGCCAGCTCGGCCTTGATGGCGTTGACGTCCTTGCGAAGCTGGACCACCTCCTCGGACGTCGGATCGAGCTTGGTTTTCGTCGCAGCATAGCCGGCGCCGGCGACGACCTTGGCCTCGACCGCCTCCTGCTTCGTCTCCTTCACCTCCTGCCTCGTCTCCGCGACGCCCTGCTTGGCCTGGCTCACACCGGCGCGCAGCTGGCAGCTCTGCACGAGCGCCGGGATGGCCACGCCGAGCGCGGTGAGAAGGCTGGCGGCGGCCATGTAGAGGTGCTTCCTCGCCGACGTGGTCTCCTGCGTGAAGCGGCGGGCGCGCGGCTCGGGTGCGGCGAGGTCCGGATCGGTGTCTCTCATGGTGCGAACTCGATGGACAGCTGTGCCGGGCTCGACGGGCGGGCGCGATCGGATTTGGCGGCGTCCTCGGTCATGACTGCGTTCCGATGACGGTGCCGTCGGCGTTCTTGTCCGTCGGCGCCGGGTCGGCCTTAGTGCGCCAGTCACCGGTGTCATCGACCCACAGATGGTAGAGCGTTCCGTTTGGCGACCTTAATTGGTAGGTCGCCGTCACGAGGTTGAGGCGAAATGATGCGTTAAGACTGCCCAAGACGGACGCCGCCACTCGTTCCATCGACGCGTCCGAGGCCGCCGCCCCGTCACCCCAGCGGATCCGCCCGCCCGACAGAATCTCGAACGAGTTCCCGCCCCCCGCTCCGTGAGCCACGAGGATTGTGTCGGTGGGTGAGACCGGTGCGGCGAACCTAAGAAACTGGGATTGCGCGTAGAAGTTTCGTCCGACCCCGCTCCAGTGTGTCTTGTTGTTGTTGTTCGTGGGGGCGGTAGCGTACGTGTTTGAGCTAAACGTCATGTTGTATGCGCCTACCGGACCATCAGCGGGGGTGTTGGCCGTAGTCTCAATGATGTATTTAATGACGTTTGTCGCACCGTTGTTCTGGTGGCATGTGCCCGTAAGAGACACTCCTCGACATTCCGCGAGGACATCCGAGTACGTGTTATGGGCAGAGTTGCTGTTGTAGGAGAACCGCCCACCGACGATGTCTACGGCGGGGTTGGCTAGAGATGATGCGGCGACTGCTATTCCATGTTGCTCTGCTCGCAAATAGTCGTTTTGCAGCAAGAACACGGAACGCGTGTAGTTATCGATTTGCACGTTGTGCAGCCCTGCGTGGTAGATGTCGCATAGGCCCACCTTTATGTTCTCAACTATGGCGCCCGATACGCCAGCAAACCGGATGTTGGACAGCCCGTTGTCCCCGACGTCGGACTGCCAAATACGGCTGTCTAGCGCGCTGACTCCGTACACCCCGTGTCCGTCGTTTGCCAGAATGTAACTGCGGTTGATGACCCAGAGGTTGTTACGGTTCTGCTCTAGACGGATGCCGTCGCCCTTGTAGTTGCGAATGATCGAACCGTCGAGCACTGCGCTGTCAGAGTAGGTTGAACCGGCGGACGTACAATAAATCGCGTGGGAGGCGAATGATTGGTTAGCTTTGTTGCCGTCCAGTAGAACACCTTCCACGATCAGCCGAGATTCAGTCCCGCCAGCAACGGTAATGTGGTGGTCTGTTGCGCCGGCCCTCAGCTGGATGACCGGGTAGTCGTGCAGTCCGTCCACCTTGCCGGAGAACCTGCTGCTAAGCGTGACCTTTCCGGTTATCGTTATAGGGCCGGTTACGTAGGTCTTCCCTGGACTTAGCCCGATGGGGCTGATCCCAGTGGAGATGGCCGCCACGAACGCCCCTGTATCGTCCGTGACACCATCCCCCACCGCGCCGAACGTCTCGACGCTGGCGACCCCCCGTGACACGATAGGTGGGGAGTCCGCCAAGGGCATGTGCGGGCTCATGGCGTCGCCACCTCGATGGACAGCTGGGCCGCGTCGGCGCTACCCCAGCTCGCGTCACAGCCGGTCTCGTCGTTGGCCCAGGCCACCTCGATCGAGCCCGATCCGTTCGCGAACGCGCTCTCGGCCAGCTCGGCGAACTGCGCATCAGGGGTGACCGCGGTGGCGCTGTTGACCGATTGCCCGACGATGCAGACATGCGCGCTGTTGGCGCTGTCCAGCGCGGCGAGCGCCGTCGGCGCCGAGGTGCCAGCCGCCACCGTGGCGATGTCGGTCTGCAGGCTGGGGTCCGCCGGGTCGCCACCGGCGCACTCGACGATCGCCCATCCCCAGCTGGCCAAATTGCCACCCGCCCCGAAGTCGAACGTCACCGCCTCCGTGGTCGGCGACGCGGCCACGCCCTCCCAGACGGTGAGCCGTCGGTACGTGCTCACGGTCGTGAATGCCTGGTCCGCGAGCTGGGTGAGGGACAGCCCCGCGCCGGTCACGGTCGAGGGTGCGCGCTGGTTGGCCACCGAGCTCGTCGTCACGATGGCGGCTAACACCGGCCGATTGGCACCGGGTGTGATGGCCGCGGTGGCGATGCTGGTCGCGTCGGTTGTCGAGGTGCCCGACGTGAGCAGCGAGCATGTCACCGTCGTGACCGGCGGGGCGATGAAGGTCGCGCGGGGATTCTCGAAGTAGATGCCCCCGAGCCCCGGCCCGGTCCCGCTGGCCACGTGCTGCTCGGTGTTGACCGCGTCCAGATCACCGTCGCCGTCGACGTCGAACAGGACGATGTTGTCCATCTTGACGTCGGAGTCGGCGTCGAGGATTCCGCTGATCTCCCCGCGCTGGAAGACCGGTTCGAGCGCGGTCCCGACGTTGCGCATCCAGATCACGGACGACAGGTTGGTCGCGTTGAAGTAGGAGACCACCAGGTCGTTGACGCCGTCCTGGTCCAGGTCTCCGGCCGTCACCATCTGGCACTGCCCGACGCCCGACGGCATCGTCACCGGGATCTCGGTCCAGCTGGTCGCGCCGCCGTTGTTGATTGCGATGGTCAGTTCGTTGACCGCGCCGTCGCCGTTGCTGTGGCAATCCACCACGTCCAGGTCGGTGTCGCCGTCCCAGTCGACTAGGTCGCCCCACTTGTGGTCCCCCTCGGGTCCGATGATCTGCTGCTCGGTGTAGCCCGGCGGGTCCGCCGCATCGGCGAGCAGCACTCGCACGCCGCGCTTGGTGCCGTCGGCGCTGGGGGTGAGGATCTGGGTGCGGTCGGTGTAGTAGATGTCGAGGTTGCCGTCTCCGTTGATGTCGAGCACCAGCATCTGCATCACCCAGCCGACAGGCATGATGCTGTTGAACGCCCACGACGAACCTGTGCGCGGCGTGGCGCTGTCGTAGTACCCGATCTCCGCCGCGATGGCTCCGTCGTCCTTGCCGCCCACGATCAGTTCGGGGGCTGCGTCACCGGCGATGTCCGCGCACTGCGCGCGCATCGACCGGCGGCCGGCGCTGTCGTCGAGCGTGACTCGGGTCCAGTTGGCCGCGTTCAGCAACTCGGCCCGGGTGTTCGGCGGCGCCGGCGCGAAGATGACCTCGACGCGAAAGGTACCAGTCTCCGCCGCGGTGACGATGTCGAGCGCTCCGTCCTGGTCCACGTCGCACGCTATCGCGTCCTCGACCGAGCCAATGTTCACCGTCGGCAGGATGACCGTCGGCCACTCCTGCTCGACCAGGCCGCCGGCCGCTCCGGGGTGAAAACTCAGCGTGACGCGCGTCCCTTGCTCGTGACCGATCACGGCATCGAGCAGGCCGTCTCCGTCAAAGTCGGCCAGGTACACACCATCGGCGCCGTCGGGGTTCCCGGAGCCGGCGACGCCAGCAACGAAAGGGTGCATCGCCCACGGTGCGGTGAGGTTGATGCTGCTGCCCCCGCTGCCCGGGTTGATGCCGACGGAGATGCCGATGATGATGCCGGACACGATCCCGCTCGCCACCAGCCACCGACTCAGTCGTGCACGGGACGGCATCAGACCTCGATGGCCCCAGGCCAGATGATCCACGAGCAGTCGGCGGCTGCTGTGATGAGCAGCCGGCCGCGCCGCTGGCGGATGCCGGACGCGTTGATCAGGAACGACCCGGCGGCGCCAGCAGCGACGGCGGCGATCGTCTCGCCCGAGTCCACCCAGAACTGCGCGGCGGCACCGGCGAGGTAGGCGTGGCCACCTCCGGTCACCTGCGTTCCAGCGCCACCGGCCCCGACCGGCGCGAGGTCGGCCGGGTAGCTGGACAGCTCGAACGCAAACGAGGCCGCCGTGGTCGCGTCGTCCCAGGAGACCTGGACGCCGGCGGCGCCCAGCACGATCGGGACGGGGACCGCGATGGTCGTGCCGCTCGCCTGCACGCCTCTGAACAGTGGCTGATAGCTCATGCGGTCCTCTCCTGCCGTGCCTGCGACGGCGATGGCTGCTCTCGACTCATCGACCCGAAGGCCGGCTGTGCTCGCGGCGCTTCCATGCCGCCATCTGTTCCCGGCTCTTCGACGTACACGCTCTGCATCACCCGGAGCACCTGAGGCACCAGGGACGGGTCCATCGGCACCCCGGTGAGCACGGTGAGCGCGAGCCTCCGGTCCCACGACAGCGGCTTGCGCAGCGTCGGAAGCGCCTCGACGACCCGCCGGGTGAAGTCGGCCAGTCGCTCGGGGAAGAGCGTGCGGTACGCCTCGGCCTCGTCGGGCGTGACCATGCCCTGCGCGGCCCGCTCCTCGACGCCGTTCGGGTCCGTGACTGCCGATGCGATGCGCGCGAAGGTCCGCATCTCCAGCTCGGTCGGGTGCCACACGTCCGGCCCCACCTGCATGTGGCCGATGTCCGGCCGCCGGGGCAGTTTGCTGGCGAGGTACTCGATCACCGCCGCCACGTGCGTCTCGATGCGATCGGCCAGCAGGGGTGACAGGGCGCGGACGCCGCTCAGCATCTCGTAGACCCGCTCCCTGGCCTCGGGCCGCATCACGGCCTTGCCGTCGGGACCCATGGTCACCTGCCCCATGATCTCGCGCTCGCGGGCCTGGTAGGCCGCCTGCAGCGGTGGGGTTCCGCGCGGGACCCGCTCCTCCTTGCCCTGCCCGAACGAGAGCCGGGTCAGCACCCGGGTGGCCAGCGGAGGGGCCTTGCGCGCCGCCTTGGCGCTGGTGTCCAGCAGCGTGGTCACCGCCTTGGTGGCACGCTCCGACGACGCCAGGCCAGCGCGGCCCATGCGGCCGAACACCCAGTCACCGATCTTGCGCAGGACCTTGGGGCCAATCACGCCGGCCATGGCACCGATGGGACCGCCCGGGGCCAGGCCCACGAGCGCTGTCACCGCGTAGGCCGACCCGGCCTCCTCGGCCAGTCCGCGCCCCCTTGGCACCTGCTTGACCAGTTCCATGGCCTCGTCGATTGACGAGAGCCGGGGGGACGCCGCCGGGGCGGAGAGCTGGGCGATGCGCTCCTGCAGGGAGCGGTTGCGCTCGAGCAGCCGCTCTGCGGAGTCGAGGGCCTTGAGGCGCGTCTCGCCGATCTTGGAGACCGCCGGCGCACCGGGCGTCGCCTGTGGCCCGGCCAGGATCTCGTCCGCTGAACGCCGGGCCAGGTACGACTCGGACAGCGCCTTGCCCTCCGGCGTCTGCGTCCGGCTCGGCACGATCTTCTTGCCCGTGAGAGCCTCGGCCTTCTCATACATGCGGGTCGCCAGGCCCTGGCGCTGGAAGTTGGGCTGCACCTGGACGTTGTGCGGGTACAGCTCGCCGTCGCGGAGGCGGAACTCGGCGTTGCCGACAACGACCTCCTCGCCATCGCCCAGGGTGCGCTTCAGCTCGACGTGCAGCCGCTCGGTGGAGCCGACCGCCTCGGTGCGGGTCTCCATGCGGAGCTGCTTGCCGCCGACCTCGATCACGTCATCGCCCGGGGCCGCGCCCGCGCGCGCGCCGGCCTGCGGAAACATCGGCGCATCGCCTGGGAAGAGCGGATCTGTCCCGGCTTCTGTCCCCTCTGATCCGCGACTGAACCGCACCTCGACGTCATCGCCTCGCTCGGCGGCGACGCGGAGCCTGTGGCGGCCGTCGTTGACGAACATCTTGCCGCTGGGGGTGATGGAGATGTCCACCGGGTCGAGCTTCGTGTTCGCTTTGAGTAACCGCCGGATGTTCTCCTGGCGACCCGGGATGACGCCCGGGAGCGAGATGAGGCGTGGCTTGAGCTCCTCGATCGGAACGGTGGCGGTGACAAACCATTCGTCTGCCTCGCCGGGCGGCAACTCGTCGTAGGTCGGAATCTTCGAGGGCGCCGCCCTTTGGGGCGTCATCTTGGCGTCTCGCGCGGCGCGATACTTGGCAGAGAACGCCCGTCCCTGGTCCGTTTGCTTGAGGGCCGGTCCTGCCTTCAAGCCCGTCGCCTCCTCCGCCATCTGATACATCCGCGTGGCGATGCCCTTGCGCTGAAATTCAGGCAGCACGGACACCTTGCGCGGATACAGAGCCCCGTCCTTCAGCGCGAACTGGACGCTGCCGATTTTCGCATCTCCGCCGCCCGGCGGCCGCGGCACTCCCCTAGGGAGCGACGCGGCCGGCATGGTGACTTGGACGTAGAACTGATCGAGCGGCTTATCCGACTTCGCGGCCTGAGACCACGTCGTAGCAGCGTCCTCGGACTCCGCAAGATTGCGCGCCGTCCCCCGCATCGTCACCGGGGCGCCGTCCACATCGAAGGAGCGCGTGAGAATGTTGCCTGTGGAGGCCTCTGGCGTGGCCTTGGCGGCCTCGGCAGCCTGCTCCGCGGCGATCTTGGCCCGCACCTCGTCGCCGCGGTCGAGCAGTTCCTGCAGGCGCTGCTCCTGCTGGCGAAGCGGGCGGAGCGCCCACTTCGGATCCTGGCGCAGGCCCTTGAGGTCGTCCGTGAGCGAGTCGAGCCGCTTGTCCGCCTTGAGGGCGACCTTATTCAGCTCGGCGAAGTCCTTGTCGCCCTTCGTCGCCAGCCACCACTTCTCCTGCTTGGAGTCCTTGCGGTAGGTGGCGATCTCATCGGCCAGTGCGGCTCTCTGCGGCGCGATCTCCTCCGCGTCGATGCGCGCTGCCTCGGCCACCCGCTTCGCCTTCAGCTCCTGGAGGCTGCTGCCCGAGAGGTCGTCGGCCACGCCGGTCTGCGCGGCCATGCGAGCGGACCCCTCGTCCACGGCGCGCTTGGCCCGGAGCAGGCCCTTCTCCGCGACCTTGCCCACGATGCCAGCCCCGGCGCCGATGCCTGCGCCCAGGAGCGTGTTGAGGCCGATGGTCCCGACCGCGTGCTCGAAGGTGAGCGGGTCCTTCTCGAGGGCCAGCTGGTGGACGCCCTGCCCCGCCCCGACGATGGCCCCCTCGACGCCGAGCCCGACCGCCGTGCGAGCGATGCCCCCGCCTGCGCCGCCGGCGATGCGCGTGCCGAGAGCGGCCGCGGCGCCGGCTGGCGTGAGCCGAGCGGCCGCACCGGCCGCGCCCGCCCCGCCGGACAGGACCGCCGGCACGACGCCGCCCACGATCTGGCCCCCGAGCGAGGCCCAGGGGTTGGCCCGCTCGACGTAGCCCTCCACCTTGGCTGCCTCGGGGTCGATGGCCCGGAGGGCGGCGCCGTATCCTCCCAGGGTGACGCCCTCGATGACGCCGGTGCCGAAGGCGCGCGCGCCGCTGTCCCCGTACTCCTGCTCGAGGTACGCCTGCTGCTCGCGCTCCTGGATGCCCGCCTCGGGGGCTGGCTCGAACGGCAGCGTGTTGGTGGCCTGCTCAACGTCGGCCAGCCGGCCCTGCACCGTCCGGCCCGCGGGCGTGACGAAGCTGGCCTCGACGTCGGCCGGGATGTCGTAGTCGCCCGAGTCGCGCGCGGCGGCGATCAGCTCGTTCGGGACGAACTCGTCACGGCCCAGCTTGCGGTTGTACAGGGTGGGCATCTACCGCCTCTGCCCCACGCGAGGAGCGGACAGGTCCTGGTTGGCCACCGACTCCTGGAACTCGCGGCCCCGCCGGCGGCGCTGGCCCATGCCGCCCTGCACCTCGAGGTACTCGACGAGCCCGGCGTGCTCCTCCGTGGACAGGTCGCCCTGCGCCAGTTCCCTGGCGAACTTCGCGCGGAGGTCGGCCACGTCGTCCTCTGACAGCCCCTCCTTGCGGTCGCGCAGGTCGTCCAGCACGGCAATACGCCCCGCGATCGCGGCGCGGCGGATGTCGGGGTCGGCCTTGCTCAGCGGAGTGATCGGATCACCGGCTCGCTTGAGCAGGCCCTCACGCGTGTCCGCCTCGCCCGGCTTCTCCTTCAGCCGATCCATGGACTGGTATCGGGCGGTCGGGCTCTTCGACGCGTCGAAGCCGATGACCTGAACGCCGAGGCGCTTGTTGAGCTCGGTGTCCGCCTTGGCCACCATCGCGTCGTAGACCGCGCCCGGCTTGCGAGACGTGGTCCACGTGTCGAGAGTCGGCACCGAGCCCTTCGCCGCGTCGACGTCCGCCTGCGACAGCGGCCCCGGCCCGTTCATGGCGCGGGCGAGCTTGAACACGAGGGGCTTGTGCAGGGCCTCGATGGCCGCCACGTCCTCTGGCTTCCAGCGGTCCGAGCCGAGCCCGCCGTACTTCTGCACGGTGGCGGCGATGCGGTCGTTGAGGTCGCCCAGCGCCGTGCGAAACTCCTCGTAGCCGGCCACGTCCTTGCGGATCTCCTCGCCGGCCGCCGGGCCGCCGCGGGCCTCGCCGATGACCTGGCCCCGGCTGTCGGTGACCTGGACCCCACGGGTCTTCGACTCGATCTCCATCCTCGCCAGCGTGTCGCTCGGCTTCTCCTTCGGCGGCGGCGCCGTCGGGTCCGGCTGGTACCGCCCGGCCTTGTCGTCGTAGACCACCCCGTGCTCGGACTGGTAGCGGGCCTCCTCGCGGGCGTGCTGTTGCCGGCCCTGGGCCAGCTGTGCGCGTTGCAGGTTGAGACGCGCCTTGTCCATGGCGCGCTCGTGGAGCACCTGCTCCATAGTCATCCGGCGCTCCTCCTTGGCCGCGCGCACCGCATTGGCCGCCGCAACGGCATTGGCCGCCTGCGTGCCGCGCGGGTCCAGTTGGGCCGCCTCGGCCATGATCTGCTTCTCGACGCCGTCGAGCATCGCGATCCGGGCCGTCTCAGCCGCTCGGTACATGTCGCCGGTCTTCGCGTACAGCTCGCCCACCAGTCCCCGCCTCTGCTCGAGGATGCCGCGGCGGTTCATGATGTCCGCCTTCTGAGCCTCGACGTCGGCGTCGATCGCTCCGTCGATCATCTCCAGCGTTGAGTTGCGCCCCTGGTTGTGGACCTTGAACAGGCCACCGATGAAGGCGCTGGCGTAGGCCGCGACCTTCTGGCCGGTCGATCGCGAGTTCCACCAGCGGTTGGTGTCGATGCTCTTGCCGGAGAGCTCGCGCAGGTCGCCGTCAATGGCGAGCAACTCGCGGCGGGCCTCCATCGCGCCATCCCGAAGGGCGGTGTGGTTCGCGCTTACCTCGCTCCGGTTGCGGTCGAACTCCTCCATCGTGCGGCGCGCGACGTGCTGCTCCTGGGCCGACCTCTGCCGGGACTGCTCCGCGGCCAAGTCCTCCTCCGGCATGGCGGCGTAGCGCTGCTCTTCGGGGCTCGGCTGGCCTGGCTCCCACGGCATCGGGGCCGGCTGCTGCTGCGGGGCCGCCTGGTAGGGCAGCGGCTCCTCGCCGTCGAGCGGGGCCGGAGCCTGCGGCGCGTAGAGCTGCTCTCGCACGCCCTCCAGCGCCTGCGGCTGGTACCAGTCGCTCGGCACCCAGTCTCCCTCGAGCGGGGCGTCGAGCGGCGCCGGGGGAGCTCCCCCGAACGCCATCTCCGGCGCCGGCTCGACGCCCTCGAACCAGTGGGCAGGGGGTTCCCAGCCTGCGGACAGGCCGAGCCCCTGCTCGGGGTCCACGAGCGGCTCCTCCGGGTATGGGAGGTTTGTGGCCACGGGCTACTTCTTCCCCTCCAGCGTGCGGAGCCTGCGGTCGAGGTTGCCCGCGGCGCCCGCGAGGGCCATGGCGAGCCTGGCGCCGTGGACGACCTTCTTGCCGTCGGGCCCCTGGATGACCGCAGCGCGGCCCGCGCGGGTGCGCTCGAGGTCCTGCGCCATCGGCGTCACGAACTCGCCCTTCCCATCGCGCTCGTCCTTGTAGCGCCACCGGGACGACCTCAGTCCCTTGAGCAGCTGCTCGGCGTCGTCGTCGCCGTCCACGATGTCCGTCTTGGCTCGGCGGTCGGAGACCATCGCCAGCCCGCCGTTCTTCATGAACGTGTTGCCGAGGTCCTGGACGCCGCCCAGGATCTGCTCGCCGGGCGTCGGCGCTCCCATGACCGCGCGGTAGCGGTCCGTGCGGGCATTCTCGATGCCGCCGTAGCCCTGCATCGCCAGCCCCTGCCCGCCCAGCGCCACGTTCGCATCCTGGCCGCGGCCGGTGAGCAGGCCCTGCTGCATCGCGCCCTGGAGCCCGGCCTGCCCGCCCATGAAGCCCTGCTGTGCCTGCGAGCCAGCGCCGAGCGCTCCGAGCTGTGCGCCCAGCGCATCGCGCCTCTCCTGCAGGCCAGCCATCGCGGCCTGTCCGCTCATGCCGGCGGCGGCGTCACCCATGTTGCGGGCGGCGCCCAGGGCGGCCATCGAGGCATCCTGCGGGCGCGCGCCGGCTGCCATGGACATCTGGGCCGCCTGTTGCTGCTGCAGCCCCTGGCGCAGCTGCTCGGCGGAGATGGAGTCCTGCCCCTGAGCGATCCGGCCGTAGCGATCGGCGATGCCCCCGAACTGCTGGCCGTACTGCCCGGACAGGCGGCCGTACTGGTTGGACAGACCCTGCATCCGGGCGCGCTGGCTCTCGAGGTCCCGCCCTGCCTGCTGGTAGTTCTGCGCCCCGCGGCTGCCGAACGCCGACGCGCGTCCAGCGGCCGACTCGAGGTCCCTGTTGGGGTCGACGCCGCCGTACAGCCCCTCAGCGCGCGCCGACCGGCTGAAGAAGTCGTCCACGCCACCCAGGTGGGGGCCGGCCACCTTGCCGGCCAGGGCAGCCTGCCCGGGGATCATGCCGCCACCGAGCGTCGTGAGCCCAACGTCCTTGATGTCTCCCCAATCCAGACCGAAGACCATGTGTCACCCCGACTGCGCGGCGCTGAGCCGCTTGTAGAGTCCGCGCTGGACGCCGTACTGGATGCCGAGCCCGGTGAGTCGCAGCCCCTCACCAGCCGGCGCTTGATCCAGCGACTCGTGCAGCACCGTGAGCCGCACCTTCATGGCCTGGCACTGCTGCACCGCCGGCCGGAGCCTCATCTGCACGCGGTTGCCAACCACCGTCGTGGTGACCGGCAGCGTCTTGTCCTGAAAGTAGACGTCCTCGTCGTAGTCCTTCTTGAGGCGCCAGCGCACACGACACGCGGAGCGAAACTCGGCGAGCAGCATCAGCTCCCACATCCGCTGGTAGCCCTGCAGGTCGGCCAGCTTGATCCACGCCGTCTCGATGTCGAGTTGAACCGGCGCGCCGGGCGTGTCCGACTGGACCTGGACCTGGTCGTTGGCGACGATGACGTGCTGTCCGCCCCAGAGCACGCCGTGCGCGATGTCGGCGATCGGCCACTCGGCCCACTGGTCGGCCTCGTAGTCCCAGATGAGCATCCGGCCCGAGGCGAGGACGCGGATGTGGTGCTGGCTCTCGACGACCTGGATCCCGAGCACGGCTTCGGAGTCGAAGGCCGCCACGTCAGCGCCGATGTACCGGGGCGGTCCCCAGTCGGCCATGACGTACCAGCCCTTGCGCGATTTGAACATGAGCCCGCTCGGCGTGAAAGCGACAGCCTCCTGGCTCTCGGCGCCGAGGTCGGACGAGATGAGCCGGCCCGGCCCGTAGTTGGCGCCCTGGCCGATCACGTTGCCGAAGCCGTCGCCGGCCACCGCGAAGATCGCCGTCTCCTGGAAGACGACCATGGTCTCGTTGAGGAAGCCCACCGCGGTGTTGCGCCCGCCAATGGGCGGCAGCTCGAGGCGGAGCAAGCCGTGGAACGAGGCAACCTCGCCGTCGTTGCGGAGCCGGCTGTAGTGGACCGCGTTGGGCCGGTCCGCGATGCCCGAGAGGATGATCCGGTCCTGGGTCGCCTCGATGATGGTGGCCGGCGGCGGGGCGAGAAACGGCAACACGCCCCCGTTCTCCTGGCTGGTCTCCCGGAGCGCGAGGTCGGCATCGACCAGATCGTCCACGAACGTGATGGTCGCGGCGGACTGGCTGTTTCGTAGATACTGGTTGTCGCCTGCGTTGACGGCTGGGTCGTTGCTCGACGCGCGATGGAAGACCGGCGACGGGGGGGCAGGATTCCGGCGCGTGCGCCACACCTCGAACGTCGCCGGGGTGGCCAGCGGCGTACGCTTCAGCGTGGGGCGGACCGGGACCATGGTCAGGGTTGCCTGCTGGCCGGCGGCCGCGACCGCTGTCGCCGTGGTCGCCGTGGTCGAGCGGTCCACCTCGCCCGCCGCGTTGGGCCAGCGACACGTCGTCCGGTAGGCGTATGTGCCAGCATCGAGCGTTCCGCCTGAGCCAACCGAGGCATTCAGGCGATAGGGGAAGGTGTGGAATCCGACCTCGGTCAGCAGCGCGCCGTCGTACTGGAGGATCTGGCCCCCTGTGACGTAGAGCGTCCGCCCCAGCCGGACGCACCGGCGCGCCTCGTCCCGATCGAAGCGCAGCCGGATGGCGAGCGGGTTGCGGTCGCTGTACGCGTCCTGCTCCGTGCCGATCGGGATGATCTGCCGCTCGGTGCCGCACCACACGAACTCTCCTCCGCCCAGATCCTGAACGCCGGGGAGGTGCTCGAAGGCCGGGTCTCCGCCGGCGCGCAGCGACGCCGCCTTGGCAATGGGAGAGCAGTCGAACGCGGTGGCCGTCTCGCGGTACAGGAAGTACGTGTTCTGCACGGCAGCACGGAAGCCGTCCGGCGCGCCGGCCCCCGTGCCGATGGAGGCGCCCGCGAAGACCAGCCACACGTAGACGCGGCCGTCATGGCCGAAGGCGCGTGACGCCACCGCCATGTCGCGCACAAAGCTCAGCTTCGTGCCGGCGGTGCCGTTCGTGTCCACGAAGTTTTGCTCGGTCAGGAGGCTGAACCCGCCCAGGGCGCCCGACGACCACCAGACGTAGCAGCGGAACTGCCCCGAGTCCTGGACCGACCGGAACGCGCAGGCGATGTTGTGGACAGTGATCGAGTTGGGCGCGCCCAGGCTGATCGCCGAGGCGATGGTGGCCAGAGTGGAGGCGCTGTGGCGGTCGGCGCGGATCAGGTTGGCGCCGTCGTCGTAGCGGACCACAAACATCTGGGTTCCATCGGGCGAGAGAGCGCAGGCGATCTCCACCGCAGTGAATGCCTTCGACACACGCGTGAAGACCGCGGCGTCAGTCAGGCTAACAGCCAGGTACCCGTTGCCGGCGGTGAGGTCGACCGCGAAGTAGGCCGCGCCGTTGGATGGAAGGACAACGACATCGTAGTTGCCCGAGGCCAGCGCGGTGCCGGCCACGTCGATCGGCGCGGCAATGCCCGCGGCGACAGACGTCGCCACGTTGTCAGGGTCGATCTGGAGCGCGCGGATGTTGTTCGCGGTGTCATCGAACCAAGAGAGCAGGATACGCGTGGCCTGTGCGACCACGCGCGGCCGGGTCGGCACCTGGCCCGCCGGGGCGACGGTGGTTGGCGGCAGGAGAACAGCGCCGGTCTCTATGTCGATCGCGGCCACCAGGACCGAATCAGCGGCACCGCGATCGATCCAGGTGAAGGCCGCGACGCCCTCCAGCTCCGCGCGGTCCGCGAACACCTGGTCCTCCGAGCGGCCGAAGACCTGCTCCTCCTGTACGTCGGGCGCCAGGTACTCGCCCCGGAGCGACCACGCCTGATCGCGCTCCGACCACGAGTAGAGGGCCGTGCGCGTGAACAGGAGCAGCTCATCGCCGTTGACGGCCAGGCGCCGCGGCTCGGTGACGGTCCCGCCGCCGACAATGGACAGCGACATCGCCTGGAACGGGAGTCGTGGCTGGATGCCTCCCAGCTCCTCGAACTGGACATCTCGCGCCATGGCCAGCGCCGGCGCCGACAGCGCGCGCGAGTCCACCTTGCTCTGGAGCCCGTACGCCAGCGGGATGTGCGCGACCTGCTTGTCGAGCGGCATCAGATGGGCTCCGTCTCCACGGCCACCGCATACACCCGGTCGGCGGTAGCGTGACCGATCAGAATCTCGTAGCCGCGAAAGGTGCCGCGCTCGATCTGCGACGCCAATCCATTCAAGCTCAGCAGCTCATTGGCGGTGGTCAGGCTAGTAGCCGTCGGCCCGAGGAACTGCACTGCACCCGACCCGCCATCCGCTAGCCGCACTCGCAGCGACATGGACCCTGCCGCCGTGGGCAGGACCAGCGCATGAACAGCTACGACCTTCTCGCCGGGGTCGGTGTCGAACGGCAGGAGTGCAGTGGAGGCCGCCCCTGCGATGTAGATGGAATTCGCGCGCTGGAACGCGATCGCCTGCGTCGACGGCTGCAAGGCCGTCCCGGCCCACAGACGCCACCGTAGTCCCTCCGCCCGAGCCGCCTCGGCGAGCTCGCGGATGCGCTCGTCGTGGTTGCGCAAGATCTGGTCCACGGTCTTGTCCTCGACGCGCGAGGTGACCGGTGCGAGAAATCGCCGGCTCATGGCGTCCACCAGAAGGTGTCGCCCGGCTCCGGGCAGTCCTCGAGATGGACCACCCGCCGGCGGGGCTGGTGAAAGGCGCGCATGGCAGCCCACGTGGACAGCCGGTCCTTGGCCGCCTCGCGCTCCTGCTGCATCATCGTCGCGTCCTGGTCCTTGCGCGCGTGCACCAGGGCCGCCACCCCGTACGTGAGGAACGCCTCCCCGTCCGGCGTCACCACGTCCACCAGCTCCGCGTCGTCTGCGGCGGTGAGGTCGGGCGGCTGGGGGATGTAGAGCAGCTGGTAGCTCTGCCCCGTCTGCGGCGTCGGGTAGAGCAGGAACTGGTCATCGATGAGCTCGAAGAACCGACCGTACGTGCCGGTGATCCACGGCTGGTTGGCCCACGTGCGCTCCTGCGCCATCAGCTCCGTGAGCTCGCGCCGCCGGCCCGTGGGCTCCAGGTAGTCGAGCCCGACGTGGCAGAAGATGTCCGCCGGCTCGTCGAGCACGTTGGACCCGTCGGAGACAAGCGTCACCCGGGTCTCGAAATAGCGAAGGCCAGTCTCGACCACCACGCCCCACAACTGGCCGTAGATGGTCGAGAGCTGGGCCTTGAGAAACGCGTCTGTGACGTGGTCGTCGTCCTCCGTGTCGGTCACGGTTCGGATGCGGCTGAGCAGTGCCGACACGAAGAAACGACGAGCCATCTCAGATACCGCCCCCGGTCTGCTTGAAGAAGAGGTGCAAGCAGATCGTGTCCGTGGCCGCCAACTCCGCGGCCACGCCGGTGTCCGTGGCCACCACCTGGTAGTTCAGGATGTTGTCGGCCCCATCCATCGAGTCGGTGTCGATGACGGGATGCTTGGCCACGCCGGTGCCAGAGGCGCCGGTGGTGTTGCCGTACCCGTGAAACCACGACACCAACTTGCCCGGCTTCTCGGTGCCGAAGTCGAGCGAGTAGGTCCCGGCGCCCGAGCGGGCCGACGTGACGCCAGCCGACCCTCCCGTCGGCGGCTCGCCGCGCGGCCCCATCTGGATCGTCGGCGCGGCCGGGCCTGCGGTCCCGATCATGCGAATGACCACCAGCATCAAGCCGGATGGCTGGGAGAGGACCCTGGTTCCGTCCTTCATCCGACGGCCCCGATCCCCCACTCACCCGGCTGCGTGACGATCAGCTGGTGCTGGGCGCCGATGCGGGCCTCGATGGCGTCGGCGTCGGACATGCGCACGGTCTTGCCGAGCCCGTCGTCGTTGAGCCAGTCGGGGAGCCCGTCCATCAGGTGGCGGACCTCGATGCTGCTCATCTTGCCGACGAAGACGCGGCTGGGCCGAAGGTCGGGCTCCGAGTAGACCTTGAGCACACCCGCGGAGGTGTGGATCATGACGTACTCGAAGCCGTAGTCCGCGGTGCCGCCCGCGCTCTGGAACTCGACCTTCGCGTTCATCCTTCGGGTGAACTCGTGGAACTTGATCGGGTTCCAGAAGGCGCAGTTCATCTTCTTGCCGCCCTGCTTGGCTCGCACCGCGATGAGCCCCGTGGTCTCCTCGATGAGGAGCGACGTGTCGTTGACACGCACGCCAGCGAGACGCCGCGGATCCGGCCCGCGGTCGACGCCGCGGAACGAGTCCACGCCCAGCACCGGAGCGGCGAGCGGGATGATCTGCTCGAGCGAGTCGACCACGGTGCCCGGGTCGCCCTGGCGGAACAGGAAGTCGTTCGCGGTGAAGCCCGTCGCGTCCACCACCGTGATGGTGCCGAGGTCCTCGTCCACCGCCGTCACAGTGGTCACGCCAGCGTCCGGCGATGCGCCGGTTGCCACCGTGTCATTGATGATGGTCATTCCCTCCTTGAAGTTGCGGGCGCTGTCGGCGTCGACGAGCGTCAGCACGAGGCTCGCGACGGACGCGATCTGTCCGCGCATCCCGTGGCCGGGCCCCAGCGAGTCGAATGCGATGGAGTCGGCCGCCTCCTCGAGCGCGCCGTCGAACTCCATCGTGACGTGGTTGATGAACGACTGCGCCCCACCGCCGAGCCTGCGCAGCGACGGGCCGTCGATCTGGACGATGCAGTACTTCAGGCCGGGGCCCGTCGCGAACTGCTTGACCTTCGACGACGCGCCAGCAGCCTGCGTGCGGGCGCTGGTGAAGTCGCCCGACACCGACTGCGGGTTTGCGTAGCGCACGATGTAACGGAAGTCCTCACCTCCGAACGCACGCTTTCGATTCAACATCTCCTGAAAAGCATGATCGCGTCGCGTCTGCTCCCCGATCGCGTCGGTCGAGTACATACGTTTGGCAATCGCTTGAACTTTGGCTAGGTCGGAAGCCACTTCTCTCTCCTTTGTGTCGCATTCTCGATGGCTTGCCGACTTCGTCTCTGCGGCGCTTGCAACGCTTTGGTCTTCAATGTATACTTTAAGATATGGAACATCCCGACAGGCACTTGCCGATCCATCCGAACGCGACCGAAACCGCGCGGATGGCGGCGCATCCAGAAGCTTTGGGCGACGACCGCCTCCCGGAGCGCTTCTGGATCAAGGTCCGTTTCGTCCCCATCACCGGTTGCTGGCGATGGGTCGCGTCCCTCAACACGGGCGGCTACGGGCAACTCAACGTCGACCGCAGGCCGCGGCTGGCGTACCGCCTCGCCTACGAGGCTCTCGTGGGGCCCGTACCCCGGAAGCTGCAGCTCGACCACTTGTGCCAGTTCCGCCAGTGCGTGAACCCGTGGCACCTCGAAGTGGTCACGAACCGTGAGAACGTCCTGCGCGGGTACAACGGCCAGTTCGGAACGGTCCTGTCTCGCCGTAACGCCGCCAAGACGGAGTGCCCGAACGGGCACCCGTACTCCGGCGACAACCTCCTCGTCTGGACGCGGAAGACCAACGACGGGAAGCGCACGGTCACCTACCGCACGTGCAGAACCTGCTCGCGCGATCGGAACCGAGAATGGAAGCGGAAGAGGTCGTTTCCGCGATCTGAGACGTAGCTGCAACCCGGCCTATCGCCGGGTCCCTGCCTACCAAGCCGCGAGCGCGTTACGCGTCGAGTCTGCCTGCCGCCATGTCCGCGGCGAGCTGTTCCATATCAGCTCGACGTCGTTCGTCGCGGCTCATCGGCTGGGACCTGGGCTGCACCGATGAGGTGCGCAAGTCACTTCCGAGAGCCTTCGCCGGCTTGGTCTTGGCGGCAGGTGGCAACGTTTGCGTCTTCGAGGGTGCGGACTTCTCCGCGGCGACGAGCCCGAGCTCGTCCAAGTCTTTCTCGAGCTCGGCCACGACGTCTTCATGGTCTGGCACCTCGCCCGTCTCGTCGATGAGGCGGTCGGCGACGCGCTTGAGCTCTGCACGTGCACGGGTGGGGGAGCGCTCGAGCATCCGCTGCACGAGCGGTGTCTCTTCGCTGGCGGCCTTGGCGGCCTGATCGATCCACGCCTCGGCGCGCTGGGCGAGCTCGCGCTGCTGGAGCTGAGCGATGAGCTCCTGGTTCTGGCGCTCCATGCGGGCCAGGCGGTCGTCGTACTCGCGCTCCTTGGCGGAGCGGGCGGCCTGGCCCTTCAGGCGGGGGTCGGCCTGGCCCTTCGGCGAGGCCTCGTAGACCTCGCGGGCGGCCGTCTCGAAGTCGTCGTCCTTGTAGCCGAGGGCGCGGAGCACGCCGGGCAAGTCATAGCGAGCGCGCTCCTGCACCTTGCGGAACGCGTTCAGCTCGGCCCGTGCCTCGTCACGCTCGCGCTCGACGGCGCGACGCTCATCGGCGATGGCCTTGCGCTCCTCGGCCAGGGCGGCCTTGGCGCGCTTCTCCTCACGCTGGACGGCGGACAGGCGACGCTGGAGGTCCTTGTCGGGCTTCTCCTCCTCCTTGGCCTCTTCGGCCTTGGCTGCCTTCGCGTCGGACTCGTCGTCGTCCTCTTCCTCGGGCTCGCCCGCCGGCTCCTCGGCTGGCTTCTCCTCCGGATCGGGGTCGGGCTCCTTCGCGGCAGGCTTCTCCGCCGGCGGCTCCGGTGCGGGGGCGGAGCCGTCGAGGGCTCCGAGCTCATCGGCGAGGCTGGCCATGGATGCGGCGCGCGCGGCCGATCGGGTCGCGTCACGGGCGCCATCGGGCGGCGGAGGGGGGCCGCCGCCGTCAATGACTCGTACCTCGGTTCCTTCGGCCATCCGGATTCTCCTTCATCCTGCCAGCATGAGCGGTTCGACGCCAGCGCCAGTTACCGGTGCGCCCGGCGTCGCCGGTGCCATCGGGGCCGCGGGCAGCCCGGTCATCGGGTCCACCGCGCCGGCCATCGCCGGGTCCATCGGCATGTTCGCGTTCATCGGCGGCGCCACCATGGCCGGCTGCTCCGACAGGCTGATCTGGTAGGCGGCCAGCGTGACGAACTGGTGCAGGGTCTCCAGCACGTCCTCGGGGGCGCCGTCCATGGCGGACAACTGGTACTGCGCCTCGCCGCGCCACACGCACATCTTGAGGTTCATCTGCGTCGAGGGGACGACCACCTGGCCGTCGAGGATGTCCTCGAGGCAGTACTCCACGTACTCCATGGCCGCGGTGTAGAGCGACAGGGCGCGCTCGAGGTCCGGGTGCTGCAGGAGCCTGCGGGCCTCGTCCTGGCTGATGACGCCCGACTGTGCGAACTCCATCACCAGCTGCATCCGGCCCGCCGGGGTGCGCGCGAGGTTCGACGCGGCGACCATCTGGACCTGGACCTCGCCCATGTCCACGTCGGACCACCTGAGCTTCTTGCGGCCCCTGCGCGTCTTGCGCGTGACCTCCGGCGGCTCCATCCCGGCCGCCGCCATGTCCTTGCAGCAGTCGAGGGCGAGCCAGATGAGGCGGAGCTTGAAGCGCTCGAACTCCTTCTCCTGGATGGCGAACCTGTCCGTCGTCTGGTCCTTGTACTCGCGCAGCGCCACGCCCGAGTCGAGGCCCGCCGGCTTCATCGCTCCGGTGGCCATCTGGCTCTGGCCGAACTCGCGGTGCGCAGAGCCGATGACGTCGTCGCGGCGCTTGTAGGTCTCCGGGCTCACCGACGGTGGGAACACCGTCTTGGGCTCCTTGACCTTGTAGACGCCGAGCGTGCCGAACTGGTTGACCGTCTTGACCTGCAGGTTCTGGTCGGTCTGGTGCACCCACGTGGTCGGCACGGCGTACTGCTGGATCTGGCGGTCGATCTGCCAGTTGAGCTTGTTCAGCGTGCGCTGGTGGCCGACGATGCGCTCCGCTCCGCCGATGCCGAACCAGCCATCGGGGCGAGGGGTCCAGCGGAACACGGCGAAGGGGAAGTGGTGCTTGTTGTACTCCTCGTCGATGAGGTCGCAGCCGTCGATGCACTCGACGTAGCGGCCCGGCACGTAACCCTCCTCGCCCTCCTCGCCGATGGGCAGGTGCCACGCGCGGATGAACACGATCTCGTCGCGGTCAATCGGGCGGTAGTCGGCCCAGTAGGCCCACTTCGCCCCTCCTCGCCCCGACTGCGCTGCGCGGATCTGCTCTGCGTGCTTGGGGTGCTTGGCGATAAGCAGGGTCTTGGGCACCAGCTTGCGCCACTCCATCTGGCGCGGCTCGCCGCCGTTGGCCTCCTGCTGGTCCACCACGATCTCGTCGGGCATGACCCGCTCGGCGCAGAGCTTCCCGTGACGGTCGACGCCGACGAAGGCGAGGGAGGTGCCCTTGAGCGATCCTTCGTGGAAGCAGCGCTCGCCGATGACGTCGAACCCGAGCAGCTTGCTCAGCTCCTCGCTGTAGAGCTCGAGTTGACGCGCGCGGCGCTGCACGCTCCACTCGGCGCCGTCGGTCATGAAGCGGGCCCGGATGTCCACCGAGGCGATGACGCCGGTGATCGTGTCGCAGTTGGACGCGATCACGTTCTCCTGCACCCGGGCCTGAGAGCCGACCCTGCGCTCCTCCTCGAACACGTCCGAGGGCCGGCGGTGGGGATCGTATAGCCACGCAAGTCGAATGAAGCGGTTGTAGACGTCGCTCTGCGCGCGCTCCACGGCCTCGACGTAGCTCATGAGGCGCTGATGGACCTGCCCCTTCTCAGCCTCATTCCATGCGTAGCTCTCGGGGCGCATTTCTCAGTGCTCCTCATGCCGCCGGCGGAAGCCCGGTACACGTCCGCCGTAGGTCGCGGCGTCCTCGAATGGGTCGGCCGACTCGCTCTCCTCTTCGTCCCGCTCGTCGTCGTCCTGCGCCGCGGGCGGCTCCGTAGGGGCGAGATCGAAGGACAGCAGCCCCTCGACGTGGACGCGCCTGATGCCCGCGTGGCGGGCCTGGGGCGCCTTGGCGATGATCGTGTCGAGCATCTCCTCGAGGAGCTTGCCGGTGGCGCTCATCCCCAGAAATCTCCCTCTTCCTCGTAGTACGTCTCGGTGACGCCGTAGTCCTCGAAGTCGCGGCGGGGCTCCGGGGCGCGCGGGACGATGACCTCGCGCTGGTGGTCGCGCTTGTCCGGCGGCGGCGCCTCGGACAGCAGGTGGAAGGCGATGCCGCGGCCGTAGCAGCCTGCGTCGGAGGCGTCGTCGCGCTGGCGCTTGTTCTTGGCCAGCAGGCCGTAGCGGTCGATGTCCCACTGGAGGTCCGACAGCTGCTGCTCGAGCACCGAGCCCTTCATGACGTGCGCTCGGCCGTCGATGAGGTCGCCGTTCATGCCCTCGCGCGAGTCGTGGAGGTTCTTCTTCAGGGCGGGCTCGATGACCACGCCGTAGTTGTTGGCCAGCTCCTCGAGGATGAGACCGCCGAGCGAGCCGATGTCCGCGATCATGCCGTCGGGCCAGCCAAGCTTGCCGAACAGGCCGCCAGGGGTGTCCTTGTCGAGTTCCTCGCCGAGGAACACCCGCGCCAACCCGCGGATCGACACCGTCTCGTGGCTGTGAAACTCGAAGACGTGCCAGACGTTCTTCTCCGGGTCGCCGTCGTCCCACGCCCACGCCTCGATGGCGGTGGGGTCGCCCTTGATCTTGATGGCCAGATCCTTCTTCTCCGACCCGGCGCTGTTGGTGCGACCGCCGCCCAGGTCGACGCCCACGACGTAGTGCCACTCGCCCTTCGGCTTGGGGAGGATGGCGATACCGACCTCGTCCTTCTCCGGATCCCACTGGTTCCACGGGGAACCGACGGTGAGCTTGTCGTTCTCCTCGGCCATCTCACGCGTGACGTGCGGGCGGTAGCGGAACACCATCTGCGTGTCGTCCGCGGCCCAGCGGCCCATGTACTCGCGCAGCCACGTCGGGTGCTGGTCGCCCCAACCGTTGGCCTCCTTCTGGATCAGCGCCTCTTCCCACGCGCTCTGGATGGCAGCCACGTAGGGCGCGGCCTGCTCCATGTTCCACCAGTGGAAGCTCCAGCCCTTCTTCGAGCAGTAGTCCTGCGTGAGCTCGTAGAAGAAGCCACGGAGCATGGAGCCCGGGGTGCCGGCGAGCCAGAGCGTGCCCTTGTAGTCGCCGAGCCGCGGCCCCACGGCCTGCTCGATGAGGTACTGGAGCCGTTCCGGGTTGTGCGACGCGGCCTCGTCGACGCCCACCTCGTCGAAGGGCTGGCCGCGGAGCTTGTCGATCTCGGCGGTGTCGTCGGCGCCGACGAGCCGGAGCGTGGACCCGTTCTTGGCCAGCGTCATGCGCAGCCGGTCCTCGCGGAAGCGCGCCTCCAGCCCGAGTTGCTCCGTGGCCTCCTTGAGCGGCTGCCACATGAGATCCTCGGCCGCCGGGGCCGACTTGGCGATGAAGAGGCACTTCGCGCCGCGCTTCTTCATCATCCGGCGCAGGAGCCGCCGCCTGCCGCCCGACGTCTTGCCGGCGCGGCCCGAGCACAGGACCACGATCCGGCGGGCCGTGTCCTCCACGAAGGGGCGCTGGAAGGGGTGGCAGCTCTCCAGCAGGAGGCGCTCCTTCTCCGCCCAGCCCTTCGTGTCCCGCGCAGTCGCACGTCCGCGCAGGCGCGAGAAGAACATCTCGCGTGCGATCTGCGCCGACTGCGGGCTGTATGCGGGGAGGGCGACCATTTCAGTACGTCGGGCGTGGCCTCGGCTTGGGGCGGGGCTTCGGGGTCTGCTTCGGCTTCGCCATCACGCCGCCTTCCTGGCCGCTTCTTCGGCCTTCGCCGCGACGTGGTCTGCCAGGTCGATGGCCCACGTCACCCGTTGCTCCGGGATGAAGAACGCCACCCGGCTCTCCGGGTTCGTGACCTTGTACTGCCGACGCCACGGGTGGAACTCGATGGTGATCTTGTTGCGCGGGTCCACCTCGCGGCTCGTGAGCGACGACACCCCAGCCGAGATGCCGCTGTTGTTCGGGCCCTGCGCCGTGGCCGGGGCGAAGCTCATCATCGCGATCTTGATCGGCTCACGGCCGCCGTTCGGCGCGCCTTCCTTGCTCATCCTGCCTCCTTGCTGTGCGGGCTCGCTCGATGGCGCGCTCTCGCTCGATGGACGTCGGGTAGCGGACGCTCAGCGGCGACCACCGTGCGCGCGGCACCTTCTCCGCCAGCCCACGCTCCAGCCACGCCGCGTGGCGGAACGGGCTCATGCGGTCCAGCCCGATCTGGGCCAGCAGCCGCCACGCCAGCCCCATGCGCCGGTACCCCTCCTTCACGTACAGGAAGGTCACCAGCGGCCACAGGTGGCCCGTCTCGTGGGCCAGCCAGCCGTAAGCGTCGCTGGGCGACTCCTCGCCGGGCTTGTACGCGACGATGACCTCGGCACCCGGCCTGCTGAACAGCTTCTCCGCCTGCGGGCCCATCGTGGCGTTCCAGTCCGCCATCTGGATCAGCCCGGCCGTGTGCGTGGAGCGGAACGAGTCCAGGAACGTCCCGATCACGAACCGGCGGTCCGTGTCGGTCGCGGAGCGGAAGGCCAGCGCGGTCATGGCACGCTCCGCCGGCGGAGATGGAGAAGAATCCCCGCATCGGCGGCGGCCTGCTGTCTGGCGTCCCTGCATCGGGTCGCCTCGCAGCCCATGATGTAGCAGCCCGGAAAGTGCCCCTTCTTGTCGAGGGCGGGCGCTGGTACGACGAGGCTGTCGCGGCAGGGCGCCATCATCCCAGCTCTCGCTTCACCTGCGCGTAGCGCTCAGCAGCCCACATCTCGCGCCGCTTCTTGCGCCATTGCGTCACCGGGACGCCATCGGCGATGGCCCGGGTGTCCACGCTGCGATGGGAGGGCGGCGGATCGCTCTTGCCTCGCGACACCGGTGTGGGCTTGGCGCTGGCCACCACAGGCATGGGGGCGCCGATCAGCCGGTCCGCCTCCTTGCCGCAGGCCACGTGCAGGACGCGGGCGGGCGCCGGCCGGTTCTCCAGCGACTCCCACGTCACGCCGCAGGGCTCGCAGCGGTAGTCGCAGAGGAGCCAACCCACGGCCCTACCCCACCCCCGCCGCGATGTCCTCTGCCTCCAGCAGCCCGGCCACCGCGGCCTCGTCCAGCCGGCGGCCGTCCTCCAAGGTCACCGTCTTGGCGGCGCGGTCGATCGCTACGATGGACGTGCCGTCGATCGGCGACGCCAGATTGCGACCGCGCAGCCACGGCTCGGCCATGGCGTCCTCGATGAGGTCGACCGCCCCGATCCGGGCCATGGCCTCGCTCGGCGCCTCCAGGGCGACGAAGCGGCACCACGGCGGCCCGGCATCCCATCGGAAGGAGAACAGGCCGTCCTTGTGCTCGACGAAGGTAAGTTCGTGCGCGTGCATCAGACGCCCCTCAGCTTGGCCAGCACGGCCCTGATGTCGTCCAGCCCAGCAGAGCCGCCGCTGGCACAGCGGGCCTCGAGCTCGACTAGGAGCTGCTCCGCGTCCGCCGGCGGGGCCGGAAGCTCCACGGTGGGTGTGCTGCGCGACACGCCCGGAGGCGGGCCAGCGGGGCGCCCGCGCATCGTCGCCTTGCGATCCTCGTCGGTGAGAACGTCGTCCGGGTGCGGTTCCTTCGACTTCATCATGCGTCCTCCTTCATGCGCTCGCGGTCGTCGTCGGGGATCTGTCGCCATACCGTCTCGCGATCGCGGGATACCCACGCCTCGCCGCCAGCCTGGCAGTCCCAGCCGGTGTAGTCGCAGCCAGCCGACAGGTAGAAGTACCTGCCGTCCTTCAGTCGGCCCCACGCAATCCATGACCGCCCGTCGTTCTCCCCGGCGCTCCACCCGAGAAACTCGACCACGTCAGCAAGGCCGAATAGCTCTCCGGCCGCGCCATCACCTGCGTCGCGGTCGAACACCTTGCCCGGATCGCCGGCGTAGCCGAACGCCTCGACCCAGTCGTAGTCCTCTACGCTCGGACGCGGATCGGTCACGACAGCAGCCCTCCTTCAGCCAGCCCAGCGAGGTGCTCGCGGATCTCGGCCCGGCCCTGCTGGTCGAGCTCGTCCAGCCAGACCTTCACGAGGTCCAGCTCCTCGCCCCGCCCCATGGCCTTCCACCGGGCCCGCTCCGCCGCCTCCTGCTTCCGCATGGCGTCGAGGCACTGCGACGCGTTCTTGGCGAGCCACGACAGATGACTGGCCAGCTTCACGTCGTACTCCTCGACGCCGCCGGCCCTGCACGCCTTCAGCATCCCCTCCACGTGCGCCGTGCACTCCCTGAGCTGGCCCATCGCGTCCTGGATGGCCTCCACGGCGTTCTGGGTGACCGTCTTGGCCATCGGGGCCGCTCGCACTGCGAATTTCGGCGGTTTGGCGCTCCTGCCCTTCACCGATCCGCGCTTTCGGCCCCGTTTCGTCGTGAATTCGCTGTTTTCGGTTGACTCTTGCACCGTTTTCGCCTTCGGCACGTTGTGTAAGTGCCCTTTTTAGCTAATCAGAGGGTGAATGACGCGCGTGCCCTCCCACGTCCTCAGCGGGGGCGGGTGTCGCG